CGCCTGCGCTTTCTTGCGCATAATGCCAGCGTCGTCACGTAACATTCGGTAGCAGTCGTATATAGTGCCGCCGCAAAGGAGAATGATGTTATCCATAAGGTCGGGCGACATGCCTTTTAGCAATGCCTTCATCTTTTCCTTTGGTAGCATCTCTAAACGACCATTAGGCGTTTTGCTGAATTGGAACACGCGGCTTTCAAATACCATGTGTTTCATTACAGTAGTTCCGCCCGACCGTTTCATGTTCTTATGATTATAGTGAGCATTTGCGAGTCGCGGCTCATAGTGGATAAGGCCGCTTTGAATCATCTCCATAGCGACATGGCCTGCCTCATCCTTCATCGTCTTGAATTGAGCTTTACCGCGATTGCTTGGCGAGCCTGCACCGCTAAATAATATCGCACGCGGGAAGCAATCCTTTAGAAATCCAAATCCCTGCACGTCTATAATCATCTCCTTTTCTTGCAGCTTGTGCTTGTCACGGAATTGTATAGCCATGATTACGGCCTCGCGGTTGCTGTTGCTTGTAGAATATTCAATATCCCTGCACACCCAGCCGTAATGAGACCACAGCTCCCAATACTTGAATATCAAGTTATCGAATCCCGTTGTAGCCATATCCATTGTCATTCGCCGTTGCAGCACTTCGCAGCCAGCAGGCGTTTCCAATGGTCTGAACATGCGCTCCACATCGTTTGTGGCTAACTCCACGTTTGACAAATCCTCAATGCTTTCCTCTTCGTCCGTTAATGAATAATTCCAATTAACGGCGTATGCGGATGCCGCCGTAGCTGCATTTGCGGCCAGCCCGCGATAACCTTTGTTCTTTGAAAGCATCTTTTTGTTATCGCGCACATCGAAAGTGAAAAACACCATCGAAAGGATAAAGTCCTCGTAGGACATGTCGGGGTCTACAAGCAAAAGTGCATCAATGGCATCTTTTGCCTTTTCGTAAACCTCGCGCTTTGTGCGCCCCCAAACGGCCTTTTCATAATCTCCGTTCGGCATGAAGAAAAACATAACAACACCATCCATCGACTTGTCGACCGTACCGTCGTCGTTAATCCACCCACCTCCATGCACGCCTTTTCCGCACAGCTTACGCATAAAGCACTCTCTTTCGGGGTTCTGTGCGAGGAATACTTGCGCCTTTCCGCTTGTGTCGCTACGCAAACGCGGAAAGAATGTGGATATTGTTCGCCATAAGAATTTGTTGCACTCGTCGAAAATGAGCTTTTTCGCCTGCAAGCCTTTTGCGATTTTATCTATAACGATAGGGTTCTCGTTATCCAGCTGCTGAAACTTAATCTCAGAGCCGTTGTAGAGTTTCATACCCATGTCTTGATTGTTACGGATAATCTCGCCTATTGGGTCATGCGGCTGTTTCTTTGTTGTACGGTCGATAAGAGGGTACATCTTTTTAAGCGTATCATTTACCTTTCCCGCGCCCCAAAAGTCGCTGATATTACGCATAAAGCATACTATCTTAGCGTTATCGTTCGTAGCAAGGTGCATGATAGGAGCATAGTATAATGCAACGGATTTGCCACCGCCCGTACCCCCCGTAAAGCATACGACATCAGCATTAGAACGGATAGCAAACTTTTGGTTGCCATCCTCTAACGGTGCTAATACAATATCGTTACGCTTACGTGCCATACGCAAAAGTAATTAAAAATGCAACAAGTTTATAAACCTAATAGAAATTTCTTGTTGCAAAGATACACATTACTTTTCTGTATAATTGACTTGCACCAAATTAAGTTCGTGATTTTCACGCGCTTTATCACGTTCTTATGTTTATTTTGCTTTTCGACTTTTCTTCTTATTTATTAAATTTGCACCCAAACAAATCTAATTGTTTAATTTTTAATAGTAGAAAACTATGACAAAAGAAGAGGCTTTACAGAAAGTAAACGACTATTGTAACGAGAAAAGTTACACCGCTGCAACCCTTACCGATGGTTTTAAAGACAAGTTTGCTGAACATTTTGCAAAGCGTTATCCCGACGCTGCCGCAGATGATGAAACAGCTCTTGGCGACATGAAGTTCGCGCTTAATTCCGCTTTCAGCGGCGCAAGCACGATTATCACGGACAAAACCAAGGAGTTTGAGACGAAAGAAAACGGCTACAAATCCCAAATCGCCGAGTTGCAGAAGAAAATCAAAACTCCGCCCACCATTGTTGAGCCGCAGATTCCGAAGGAGGTACAAGACCAATTGGACGAATTAAAGGCTTTCAAGGATGCGAAGAGCAAGCAAGAAAAGCTTGGTAACATCATGCGCATTGCAAAGGAGGGCATCCGTTCAGACTTACACGCGTCATTCGACAAGTTCGCTTCCGATTACGCCGTTAAGCTGGATAAGGAAGACAAGGAGCAGGCCGAAGGGCTGGTAGCAAAGTTCAAGGACATCTTCAAAGATTCACTTGGCGACATCAGACCTCAGAAGCCTACTACCGACGAAACGAAAGATGCAGAAATCATCGGTTCTCTTCCGAAAGTAAAGATTAGCTAACATCATTTTTATAAACAACTTAAAAAGGAAACATCATGGTAACAAATTTAGCGTTTTTCTTCGAGACCTCCCGTAAGGTTCGTGGCGGTAAGTTTGTTTGGGTTAAGGATGGTAACGGCGAGCAACGCGGTAACGTACTGCTCGGTGGCACTATTCTGAATCCCAACAAGGGTTTCGGCAAGTTGTACGCAGCCCAGCTGGTTCAGTACGACATGCAAGGTGGATGCCTTATTTTCCGTTCTTTTGCGGCTAATAACGCCACCGCCCAAGCTTCCGACACCGTAATCTACTTAAAGGGCGACGGATATTCTGACGCTCCCGAGGTCGGCATGGTTATTATGAAAGCTCCCGATGCCGTTACGGTTAAGACAATGACCGTTGTGGCTGGTTCGGGTAGCGACCCCGATACCGTTACGGAGTCTTTCGCAGACTACACTGGTCAGTCGGGTAAGATTACCGCCGTTGAATACGATGAGGCCAACGCACGTTTCAAGGTAACACTTGATACCGCTATCGGTGCTCTCGCAGTCGGCGATGTGTTGGTAGAGGCACAAGGCACAGCCGCAAGTGCTTCCGCAAAGGTTCTTGTACCAAAGCCCAACACCTTTATCGAGAAGGATGAGGAACTGCTCCCCACCGAGGGTTATGGCTTCCAAAATGCCAACTATTCTATTTCCACCGTCTACAACAAGCAGGCTTTCATTGCCCGTATGCAGCCTCTGCCTAAGTACGTGCTTGCATTGAATAAGTCCCTTATTGACGGAATCTTTTGGATTTAATTAATAAGAAAGGAAACAAGATATGGCACAAGCATTAAAATACCAATGGAATCCCGATGAGGCTATTGAAAAGCTTTATCAGAAAGGATTCATGGACGGAACTAACGTAGGTTTCCTCCAAACTCTGATTGACAACACTCTCGAAATCGAGGCAAACGCCTTCTTTTGGCAGGAGCACTTCACTGTCGAGGGTAACGAGTACAAGATTGACCTGCAAGACACCAAGAAGAATCCCGCTTGGACTGTTCGTCAGAAAGTCAACCGTGTCGTGCCTATGGCCGATGCAATGGCTCCTCTGTCTGAGACCGCCCAACTCGACACCGAAGGCTGGGAGGAAAAGACTGGCTCTATCTACCAATATGGTAAGGGCTTGTTTGACACCTCTATGTCTAAGATGGAATTGCAGGCACGTCTGCGCGAGCTGAACATTCAAGACCAAAACCTCATCACGGGCTTTGTTAAGGGTGTTGCAGACCTCGTTAAGACCCACAACTTCCGCGCCTCTTACATGGCCGCACAGACCCTTTCCTATGGTGGTGCTTATTCTAACACCAATACCATTGCATTCAAGGGTACTACTGGCTCTATCACATCGACAAAGGGATTCAGCGGCGTTTCTACAATGCAGCAGTCCTACATTCCTATCGAGAACTTCAAGAAGGCTGGCACTAAGGTTTGGTCTGCAAACGACTGCGATATTCCTTCGCAGATGCAAAAGATTGAGCACGACTTCAAGGTTGCCAAGGGTCTTTCTGACGACTTCGCTATGGAGTGGGACATCCCGTACAGCATCGTTACCTCTATCTTGATTAACAACAGCTATTTCAAGGCCGAGGTCAATCGCTGGATTCGTCTGTATGCGCCCGACAAGTTTATCGTTGTAACCAGCGGTGCAAGCGGCATCGACACCGATACTATCACTTGGGAGCAGCTGGTGGCCTACAGCCGCAGCACCATCTCTAAGATTGCTCCTATCCGTGTCGTTAAGCAGCAAAGCAAGGTGCAGGATTTCACAACCGTTACCGACGTAAGCGGCTGGAAGCCCAATACCGTTGTTCTGCGTCCGCTCGGCATGGCAGGTGTACTCGTTCACGCAGAGACTGCCGACGTTGCGCTGATGCGTAGCGGTGAGGTGAATAGCAATATTCAATTCTCGCTGGCTAAGATTCAGAACTTCTTGTATGTAATCAACAAGATTACGCCCAACGGTATGCTCAAGTCTTACCATACGGACGTTATCGGTCGTTACGCAACCGTTCTGAATGAGTCGCTGTATCACGTAGTAGTTGATATTGCAACCGCAGACTAAAAAATCGCGATGGCTAACATGATTCGATAATCAAGGTAAAAAAAACTGCAAGAAAGATGACGGTATTAGAATGGCTTACAGCATCAACGACATACACTCGTTTCGACGAGAAGAATCTTGTCAAGATAGCATTGGATAGAGGGTGCGACCCGAATGAAGATGCTTATGGCGATGGTGTTACAGAACAGCAGAAAGAGCTAATGACTGCTGACATCATATTCACGGCCATACTTTTAAGCCCTTCTAATACATCGTCTTTGCAGCAGTCGCATAACGGTTTCCAAAAGACCGTTGGCTCTGAGCAGGATTTCTACCAAGATGAAAAAATCAAGTACGCCATCAAGATTTACAACAAATACGACGACGAGAGGGCAGAGATACTTGAAAACTCCCGCAGAAAGATTAAGTTCATACCAATTGAGGACGTAGACCAAATCATACCGCAGTAAAACTATGATGCGCGACGAGATTCTTGAATACCCCTACCAAGGCGTGATAAACCGCATTATTGCGGGGCATGGCGACGATGATGATACTACCGTAGAAATCTACAACGGTATCATGGATGAAACGATTCGCACCGATGATAACGGTCGCGCATTGCAGACCTCCAGCTATGTTATATCAATACCTTTAACCAAGGGTAGTGATAACAAATATATCATTCCTATCAAGGGCGACGAGATAACGCTGGTTCGGTTCGACCAAGAGGTATCGTTCGTAGTTGATAATGCAGAGCCTTCGCAATTGGGCTGTGTAAGTATCTATGCGACACGCAAGGAATGGAACAGCTAACACACAATACGTAACGATATGGCAAAGACACGGTTCAAATTCAACGGAAAGCTTTGGGGTAAGCGTTTGTTCAATAGCGTTGCCGAGGAGCAGACCAAGCGGCTTATAGAGTACGCTGAAAATGAAATCGTGAATATCGTGGAGAATGCGTCTTTTGACAATGAGACTTTCAACTTATCCGACTCCTACGTATGGTGTGTGTACTTTAACGGAAAGCGCAAGGGCTACGGCACTTATGGGCGCAAGCAGGCGAGGAAAAACTCCTTACTGCACGAATACAGCCCATCTATCAGCGTTCCCGTGAAAGGTCGCCAATTGGCCAATGATTTTGCAAAGGCTTACAAGCCCGACCAAGACAAAGGCTGGGAAATAGTTTTTGCCGCCACAGCACCCTACGGTGCATATATGGAAGAGGGTTACACCTTTAAGGGCAAGTTCTATAAGTTCCATGTTCTTTCGCAGCGGTACGACCACATCAAGAAAGCTCTTAGTCCGCTTTGTGTAGTAACACTTGAAATTGATACGCCTAAATATTAAGCACGATGATTACGGATTCGTCACGCATACCGATATATGATTTCCTTTCGGAGATTCTTGCAGGTGTCACGGATAATATCTATTCCATGACATTGCCTACGGAAACTACGAAATCGGACATCGAGGACGGTTTTATCGTTACCAATGTCGGCAATATCAATGATGATTCCGAGTTTGATGGCGACGCTTACGGCTGGGTTCGCTGCACGGTTACGGCCTACATATCCAAAAAGACTCGCGGGCGTTTGAATAAGACGCTTTACGATGCCTACGATAAGGGTATTACAGCGGCCATAAAAGCCCACACGGGGCGCGTTGATGAGGGCGACTACTACATCTTAGAGGATAGCGTTCTCTCGATGGATGATAACGAGAATACGGTAAAGGGAAACCAATACCATGCTTTCATAAAATCCTTTGTCGTCGTAATAGACCAACAAAGTAATTCGTAACTAATTAAAATAAAGAAAGGAAACAAATTATGGCAAAAAAGACAACTTTGAAGCCGATTGGCCTTGGCTATCGCGCTGTTGGTTCTGCCTCAAGTGTGGCTTATACCAAGTTCATGGGTGTTTTGAAAGGACTGGCTATCGCGCAGGACGAGCCCGAATCTACCGAGATTGAGGCCGAGTTCTACGATGCACCTTTCGACATCTTCTATCAAGGTAATCCCGTGCGTCTGACCTTTGAGCTGGCAAACTACGATTTGTCGGAGCTGCCTGCCATCTTCGGTGGTACTTATACTGCTGGTTCTGCTGGCACTGGTGGTGCTGCTGGTACTCCCGAATCATACGAGGGTGCTGCATCCGCATACACCTCAGAGCAGGAGTGGAAGCTCGACTTCGGTCGCGGCTTTGGTTCGCTGGTTATCTACAAGGGTCTAACCGTTGGTACTCTCAAGAAGGATGCAGACGGTGCTTTGAACTATTCGGTAACTATTACCGCTTTGGTTTACACCGACGCAAGCCAAGTTGACCACATGTATAAGATTATCGGCGACACCCCCACCGAGTAGTCCAAGCATGGCAATTCTAACGTTTTCGTGAACGTGAGGGGTGCGTTGTTGGGGTGTCCCCGATGATGCGCCCCTTTGCTTTACGAAATGCCGTTAGAATCAAAATAAACTACGTTCACGAAAAAAGTTATATTATGGCAAAGGAAAACGAGAACAAGCAGGTAGCGCAGGAGCAAGAGGAGATAAAGGATTTTCCAATTGACATCCAAAAAAACATCGTTGAGATAATCAATGATACGCCATCCTTGATACGCCTTGGTGATAAGGAGTATAAGGTAAAGGGTATGCGCTATTATTCGTTGTACCGTATATGCAACCTTGTATTAGATATGCGTAAGGCTGATGAAACGTTAGATACTGACCAAAAGGTTATAACTGCCTTGTGTACCGATTTGGATGCCATGTGTGAAATCATGGCCATTGTGCTTTGCAATCACCTTTTCACTCCCGACGGGAACAATCTTACTTGGGAGGAGGTTCGCACAAAGAACGACTACTATGTAAGCGTTATGAAGGCAAAGGTCATGCAGAGCACATTTGATGCAAACCAATGGGCGGCAATTGTGCTGGGCGCAATAAAATCAATAGATTTATCCGCTTTTTTTTTACTCAAAAAATCGGTGAGTACGCTTACGGGTTCACTTCTGATGCGGAAGAAGAAATCGGAGGAGACAGCATCACTATTTATGGAAGCACTATCATTGCAGATGCAGCAGACTTCCTCAGAGCCTTCCCACAATACCGATTAGATGATTACCTCTATCGGTTAAGCATCGCGCAAGTGCAGTTTATGGCTGTTGACAATACGCACACGAAATACTTACGTGGTACGGACAAAAAAGCTTGGCAAAACTTTAAGGAGGCATACGAGGCACAGAAGAAACTCGAACGGTTCTTTAATTCTATCGGTGCGCCTAAAAACCTTGCTGCTGGAGAGGAGATGGAAATCCCCATGCCGCAGCGAAACAAGAAAAAGAAAGAATAGTTATAAACTCTATATATACACTTTAAGATATGGCAGCAAATGATGATGTTCTGATTGTTGGTAAGCTTGATTCCAAAGAATTAGAAAAGTCGATTAACGATTTGATAGATTTCGTTGGTGATAAGACTACTATAATGGCTGGTAAGTTTGATTCCGCAATGGATAAGATGAAATCGGCCATGAAGGATTTCGCTATTACGCAGAAAGTTTCCGTCGATTTGATGAAGGAGGCTTGGAAGGATATGTCCGCGTCGTTTGATGCTATGGTAGCAGCTCAATCGGGTGCTACTGGTGGCGGCAAAGGTAAAGAGCCAAGGGAATATGCGCCAAATACCATCGGTGCATTGGAGCAGGAAATTGAGAAACGCCAGCAAAACCGAAAGGAGATGGAGCTTGACAGCGACGCATTACGCCAAGAAAACAAGCTCATCGAAGAGCGAAACAAAAAGCTGGCCGAGCAAAAGGGCTTGAATACTATGGCGGCGCAGGCTAAGAAAGCAGGCGAGGAAATCCGTGTAGCGTTCTCGCATCCCGCAAACAGCCTTGAGCAAGCCGAGGCAAAGCTCGCAAAGCTAAAGGCACTTGCTGCCAATTGGAAAGGTAAGGGCGTTTTGAATGAAACGCAATGGAATAAGATTCAAAATGCCATTGATAGAACAGAAAAGTCTATCGAAAAGTTCAAGATGTCCGCAATGACATTAAAGGACTTAAAGCTCTTGCCCGAAAAATCAGTCGACGATATTACCAAGAAGCTGCAAGCTTTAAAGCATATTCAGATAGACCCGAAAAACGCCACGCAAGTCAAAAAGCTTGGCGACGAATACCAGCGTCTTTCCCGTATGCAGAATGAGCTTTTAGGCCGCAGCATACAGCTCACCAAATCCAACAACTATCTCGCGCAAAGTTTTGGTTATATCCGTAACCGTATCGTTTATGCGCTTACGCTTGGTGCTGCGACATCGTTTGTTAAGCAAGTGTACGACATCCGTGCGCAATATGAACTGCTGGAGCGTTCCTTGGGCGTTCTGATAGGTTCTTTTGAACGTGGTAGCCGTATATTCCAAGAGCTGAACACAATGGCCTTGAAATCGCCGTTTACGCTTATGGAGTTGGGCACTGCCGCAAAGCAATTAACGGCATACAATTTCCAAGCAAACGAGGTTGTGAACACCACACGCCGTTTAGCAGACCTTTCCGCAGCTTTGGGCGTGCCTATGGAGCGTCTTACATACAACTTAGGTCAGATTCGCGCACAGACGGTACTTACAGCCCGTGATGCCCGCGACTTCGCAAATGCTGGTTTGCCTATCGTGAAATCGCTGGCAGACCATTTCTCTGAGCTTGAGGGGCGTGTCGTTTCTACGGGTGATGTCTACGACCGCATGAGTAAGAAGGCCGTGTCGTATAACGATGTTATGGCCGTGCTTAACAAAATGACAGACGAGGGCGGTAAGTTCTTTGATTTCCAAGCAAAGCAGGCAGAAACCCTTCGCGTGCAGTTAGCAAACCTTACATTGGCATGGAACAATATGCTTAATGCCGTTGGTAAGGAAAACCAAGGTATGCTCACATTGCCTATCACGGCTCTTAAATCGCTTTTCCAAAATTGGAAGGAACTTAGCCATGTAATAACCGAGGTCATTATTGCCCTTGGTCTTTACAAAGGCACACAACTCGTCGTAAACAAGCTCGTTGGCGAGAGTGCTATGGTGATGCGAAAGAGCATCCTTATGGATAAGGAAAAGGCCGCATCTGAACTGCAAAGAGAGGGTACAGTCCGCCGCTTGCTGGTAAGCGAGCAAAAACAGATAGCAAACAAAAAGAAAGTTGTCGCCGCCGATTACCAAGCCATCCTTTCAACACGCGAGCTTTCAAAGACGCAGGCTTTGTTGCTTGCTGCTTTTAACAAGAACGACAAGGAATTGATGAAAGCCCTTGTTCAGCTAAAGCTGTTGAAGAAGTCCGAGATAGAGAATATCACCGTCGGAAAGGCTTTCTCGCTCGTTATCAAGCAGATGGGTATTTCGCTTATGAGCCTTGGTAAGACTATCGCGATGTTCCTGCCGCAAATGGCGGCTATGGCCGCTATCGGTGCTATCGTTGAGGCCGTTTACACATTCTCCGAGATTAGCGATAAGATACGCGACATCAATAAGAGTATTGTGGATAGCGCAAAGGAAAGTGCCGATTCAATTGCACAATTCATGAAGGATTACAGCGAGACCTATAAAAAGGTCTTTGAGTATCAAGAAAAGGTGCAAAAGAACGGTGTTCCTGCCACAAAGGACGGTATTCCACAATACAAGAATCTGAATGACGCAGAGGCGTTAAAGGCATGGGACGCAATCCGTGAGCAGATTGAGCTTTCAAGTGCTGCAAGCGGTGTGTTCATCGACAAGCTGATGCAGATAAATGACGTTAATGACCGTGTTCGTGCTGGATTCGACTATCTCCAGCAGATTCACGATATTAACGGTGCGCTGGAGTCGCTTGACGATAAGGCCGTTACCATCAATGGCGACTGGTCTAAGTGGTGGAACTTATGGTCTTTGCCCGATGGCCTTATTGACAACCTCAAGGATTATTCAGAACAGCTTGATAAGGTTATAGAGAAATGGGGTAGCCTTGCTAATGCAAAGGAAGCAGCCATGCGAAAGCAAGAGGGCGCAGAAGGCGATTTACACGATGTTCAAGCGCAGTTCAACACGTTCTCAAACGACCTCAAGGACACCATATCGTCAATGTTTAACGCATTTTCTTCCGTTGGTATCAATACGGCGGAGGGTATGCGAGAGGCATTTGAACGTTCCAATAATCAGATTCTTGCAGATGCCAACCTTTCTTCAAAGGAACAGCTTCAGTACCGCATGGCAGCGGAGGAGGAGTTTATCGCACAGCGCAAAGCCCAATTCAAAGAGGAATATGATTTTGAAATCGAGCAGGGCAATGCCGCACGCGCCGCACGGGTAAAGCAAGAAGAGGAGGCATGGCTTGCATCCTTTGGCAGCGGTAAGGCCGTTTCGCAGGCTTTCTTTGACTGGCTTAAAAACCAGCACGCAAGCGAAATCAACTCCATGTTTGGCAAAATGTCGCGCAGGGAGATTGAGCAGATAGATTGGTCACAACCGAAATGGCAAAAGTGGGCGCAGGATAATGCCGAGTCGTTCAGCAAGCAGTACGGAATATCTTTCGATAAGCTGAAAGGGCTTGTTGCCGATGCTAACACATGGAAGATTTTCCTCAAGCTTACCATCACCACCGACGAAAAGAGTGTTTATGATACACTTAAAGATGCAGATGCCGCAGCTAATGCCGCATGGACTAAGATTCAGCGGTTAAAGCAACGCCAAGCCGAACTTAACAAGATTCCAGCCACATCGCTTACAGACGAGCAAAACGAAGAGGCAAAGAATCTTTTTACCGAGCTTACGCAGGCACAGAACGACTATAACGATGCTGTGGCAAAAGGCGGTCACGCCAGCAAGCAGGCAAAGGCCAACGCAAAAGCACAGAAAACAGCCGAGCAGGAGGTTAATGAGGCTTTACGTCAAGAGCTTTCTATCATCCGTGAGGTTCAAAGCAACTACGATAAGCTCCGCAAATCGGGTGTTGATGATATGCAGGCCGCACAATTGGCCGCACAAGGCTATGCGGACACATTAAGCCGCGTAAACAATATTCTTGCGAAATACGGCATAAGCAAGTTCAATGCAAAGGATTTCGCAGGAAAGGACACCCGTGCCATTCTTGAAACCCTGCAAAAGCAGCGCAATGACCTTATAGCAAGCGGGAAAGTTAAGGCCGCAGGCTTGAAGGACATGGACGTCGAGATTCAAAAGCTTACCATCGATGCAAAGACCTACGATTACAAAAAGATTACAGATGGCCTTAATTCCGAGCTTGGTAAAATCAAGGACGAGTACGAGCTGGCTGTTGAATTAGATGCCAACCCCGAACTTGGTGATATGTTTGCGGATATGTTCAGCATTGATACATCGTCACTGCCGCACACATTTGAGCAGGCACTTGCAATGATTCAATCTTCTGTCGATAATGCGTTAAGCAAGCTTGGCATTGAGCGTTCGTTTGATATTCTGAAAGGGGATATAAACGCCTTTGCGAAGTCGGTAAAACAGTCGATGGATGGCGATGCCATAAAAGAGCTGGAGAAGGCGCAAAATTATATTCGTGGTATTTGGAAAAAGAACGCAGAAGAGACCATTAAAGACTGGAACTCCCTGCTTGAGAAGTACGGCGATTATCAAACAAAACTTATAAAGGCCGCACAAGATACTGCACAAGAGCAGCTTAATATTGTGCGAAAGTTTGGTAACGATTCCGAGCAGGCCGAGGCTTTGGATTTGTCTAAAAAGATAACTCTTACCACAGACCAAGACGAAGTCGCACGTATTCAAAAGCAGCTTTACGAACTTGTAAACAAGGTCGTTAAAGGCAAAGATGTTGGGATTAAGTTGGCGGCAAGTGTAGAGCAGGGCGATATAAAAACCAAAGCAAAAATTGAATGGGATAACTTTAAGGATAGCGACTACTATACCATGATGTTTGAAGACATGGATAGGGTTTCTACCCGTGCAATTCGCTCTATTCTTGCGCAGCTTGATTTGCTCAAGGAAAAAGTCAAAGACGACCCTGCAAGCATGAAGGCTCTTATGGATGCGTACAAGAAAGGCCGCGACGAGCTGGAAAGCCGTGCTCCGTTTGAGAATATCATAGAAAGCATAAAAGAGTGGCATCAAGCATCCGTCGAGGCAGCTGGTGCTAACAGAGAACTTGCTGACGCTAACAGAGAACTCGAAAGCGCACAAGCCGAATTGAATAATGCTCAAAGCGCAGCCAATAATCCAAACGCAAGATTTGGTAACGAGGCTGAAAAAACAGAACGCCTTGCAAAAGCACAAGAGCGTTACACAAAGGCTGTCAAGAGCAAAAACCAAGCGGAGCAAAATGTTGCGCAGGCCGAAATAAAGCAGATAAACGCTCAAACAAAGTTCCAAAACGCCTTGAACGGTTCGGCAACAGCACTTCAAAACGTTGGTAATTTGCTGACGCAATTTGCAGAGCTGCTTGGTATCGCCGAGGATAGCGAGGCGGGTGAAATGGTCAAGTCGCTTGCACAAGGGTTTACCATGATGGCTACTGCTTTATCATTGGTAGCTACCGTAGCAGCAATAGCCGAAATGTCGCTTGGATGGGTCGCCGCTGTTGCAGCTGCACTTACGGTTGTTATAAGCCTCGTTTCTTTCCTTGCTGGCCAAAGCAATAGAAAGATTACAGAACAAATTGAAGAAATCGAGCGAGATGTACACGACCTTGAAATTGCGTATAAGAATTTGGAGCAAGCTGCCGACGAAGCCTATGGTGCTATGACAAGTGGCGCAAAGGCCGCTTTGCTTGCAAACAAGCAGGCTCAGTTGGAAGATTTGGAAAGACAGCTTGAGCTTGCAAAATCTCGAACGGGCAAGCATTACGACCAAGATGAAGTAGACAACTACCAAAGCGAAATCGTAGACCTCCGTAATGAAATACGAGACCTCACGCATGAAATAACAAATGACTTGCTTGATATTTCAAGTGCTGGCGATGGCATAACAGACCTTGTTGATGCAATGATTGAGGCTTTCAAAAACGGCGAGGATGCTATGGCCGCTTTTGGAGATAAGTGGGACGAGATGATTGATAATATGATTCTCAAAATGCTCATATCCACATTCATGCAAAAGGCTTGGGATAACGTTATGAAAACACTTGAAGAAAAAGAGGACGAGTTCCTACAAAGGGCAAGTGCAGACCGTGCCGAGGCGCAAAAGAATTACGACAAGGCATTCGATATGTCGGATGATGAGATAGCACAGATGATTGCCGAACAACTTGGCTATCATGATGAGGTGAGCATGAAAAGGAACGATTTGGAGGATTTGGTCAAGAGAGGCAGTCTTGGTGTTGGCGGCATTGGCATGACCTCATACAATAGCACTCCATACTTCTTTGTCAAGGCTTGGCAGCAAGTCACAGACGAGGAAATCGCAGCATACCGCAAGATGCTAAAGGATGCTGTTGATAGCTCTATGTCCGCAACAGACCAAGCATCTGTAGACTTTACAAAATGGGCTTTGGATTATATGAACGGCGAAGGCCGTGATTATATGACGAATTACGCCGAAATGCTTAAAGCAGCACTTGGCGATTGGTATAGCTACGGCCAAGACGCGCAAGCAAGCTTATCCGCATTACAGCAGGGTATTCAAGGCATTAGCGAAGATACAGCAGGAGCTTTGGAGGCTTACATGAATAGCATTTCGCAGCAAGTCTACTTGCATAGCGAGCTTCTTACACAGCTACGTGACGCACTTGTTAATTTTGACCTTGACGTGCAGGTTGCAACGATGTCGCAGATGCTCTTGCAGTTGCAGCAAAGCTATCAAGTGCAATTGGCTATACAGAATATTCTTAACGGATGGTCTAATCCTTCGGGTATGGCCGTTCGTGTTGAAATGGTTTAATTTTCGTGATTATGGATAATGGAATGTTAGCATTTTACAAGGCCGCATTACAAGGGGAGATAACAGCCCCCTTGTGTGCGGAGTACAAAAACGAGTGGCGCAAATGCGGTGATGATAAGGAAAAGCTTGTTAAGCTGGTTATGCGCCAGCAGAGCCTCCCGTATTTCATTACGCATTGCTATCAAGGCAAGGGATTAAGCAAGGAGTATATCATCAAGAACTTTTCCGATTTCATCAACGGGAAACGCCCGATTCTTGATGCAGACCTCGTTAAAGGGTATTCTTATGCTATCTACGTTGATTTTAAGGCCATTTGCAAGCCCGACAACGATGTTGCGGCCTTTATGTGGTGTAATTGCCCGCAGCTCGAAATTAAAGCC